AGTCTCGACAACAGGATAGGTGAAACATGGTCACTCTCGTAAACAGAGCCAAAGTTGCCACGGCCACCACTGGCACTGGCACGATCACCCTCGGCTCTGCTGAGAGTGGCTACCAGACCTTTGCTGACGCTGGCGTGGCTGACGGGAATGTCGTGCGCTACGTAATCGAGGATGGCACGGACTGGGAGATCGGCACAGGCACCTACACGGCGTCTGGCACCACCCTGACACGGACTGTGCTTGAGAGTTCCAATGCCGATGCTGCGTTGAACCTAAGCGGCTCTGCGGTGGTGTATGTGTCGGCTGCGGCTGAGGATATTCCGCCTGCCCTTGAGTTGTATGCTGAAAACCCGTCTAGTCCTACTGCGCCTAGTGCTACTGGCACGAATGCTGTGGCGATTGGGTTTAGTTCATTAGCTTCTGGTTTTGGAGCTTTTGCAGCAGGCTACGACAGCACTGCGTCTGGCAGCGATTCAGTCGCACTTGGAAGTGGAAATATAGCGTCTGGCACTCATGGATTTGCCGTAGGTGGTGGAACTGCCACTGCGGCTGGCGCAAGGTCAATTTCCATCGGCTACGCTTCTGACGCTTTCTCAAACGATTCGACTGCTGTGGGAAGAACTGCCCAAGCACGGGCTGTAAATTCTAACGCTTTCGGTTATAATTCCTACGCCATAACGGGGTCAGCCGCTACTGCTATTGGTCAAGCCTACGCATCCGGCACAGACAGCTTCGCAGCAGCTATAGCCAACAACACTTCTAGCTATGGCGCTACTGGGGCTAACTCTGTGGCGATTGGGTATCAAGCGAAGGCAAGCGGCAATTACTCAACAGCCATTGGTGACACTGCCCAAGCAACAGGGTTAAGCTCAATATGTATTGGTGATGCCGTTGCCTCTGGCCGTGGTTCTATCGTGATTGATGGAGAAGGAAGCAGCACACACTCAGGTTTACGTGGCGTAAGCATTGGCTACAGTTCTACTGGCAGTGCTGATTACAGCGTAGTGCTAGGTTTTAGCGCCAAGGATCAAGGGGTTAAGTCAAGATTTGCGTTTAGTGGCAGAGCTTTTAATAACGATGGTGACAGCCAAAATGGTATGTTCCCGTTGCGCATTGCAACCACCGACGCAACACCCGCTGCCCTTACGACAGATGGCGGTGCAGCATCTACCGATAACCAAATCATCCTTCCCAACAACTCAGCCTACAGCTTCAGCGGCACGATCATCGCACGGCAAGATGCAGCATCTGGCAGCGACTACGCAAGTTGGGAAATCAAGGGGGCATTGTTGCGTGACGCCAACGCTGCATCGACTGTGCTGGGCAACGGGATCAAGAACAAGCTGTATGCCTCGGCTGGTGCCTCTGCGTGGGACATTGCACTGACTGCTGACACAACCAACGGTGGCTTGGCTATCACTGTGACGGGTGCAGCCGCTACAAACATTCGGTGGGTCGCCACTGTGAACACAAGCGAGGTTACTTACTGATGGGTAAGATCGAACTAGATCACACTGGCTCTGGCTCTGGCGTTACGCTGTCGAGCGATGGCACTGACCTGCTGCTGAATGGCACTGCGATTGGCGGGGGTGGTGGTTCTGCCCTTGAACTGTATGCTGAGAACCCATCCAGCCCGACTGCGCCTAGTGCTACTGGCGATAATGCTGTGGCTATTGGTAGTAGTGCCGTTGCGTCAAACAACGACGCTATAGCACTTGGTCATTCATATGCCTCTGGCGCTTCCGCTTTTGCCGCAGCTCAAGAAATCGGCTCATCTTTCTATGGGGCGCTCGGCGCTAACTCTATTGCTATTGGCCGTGGCGCAAGGGCGTCTACGACAAGGGCAACAGCCATTGGGTATTCTTCTGTTGCCACTGGCACAAATGCCATAGCTTTGGGGTATGTAAATACTTCCTCTGCAAATAATGCCTACACATTTGGGAATAACAACACTGCATCTGGACAGGTTTCATTTGCCATAGGTTCGGAAAATACAACATCGCAAACCTATGCGGGTTCGTATGGCATCGGGGCATCGGCAAGTAAGAAGGGCCAGATTGCATCCAAACTTGGATTTTTGGCTCAAAAGAGCGACTGGTATTTGAGCCGTCAAACAACGGATGCAACCCCGATTGCATTAGTCGGAGGGTCAAACACTGGTTCGGCAGACACCACCAACCAAATCATCCTACCCAATAACTCTGCCTTTGCCTTCCACGGCACCATCGTAGCCCGTCAGCAAGCCTCGGCAGGCACTGCCTGTGCGGCTTGGAAGATCGAGGGCTTGATCCGCAGGGAAGGGTCGGCGGGAACGACAGTGCTGGTCAACTCTGCTACAACTGTTCTGGACAACACTCCAGCTTGGGGCATGGCGCTCTCGGCTGATACGACCAACGGTGGCCTGAAGATCGAAGTGACTGGGGCTGCTGCAACCAACATTCGCTGGGTGGCTACGGTAAACACCAGCGAAGTAACCTACTAAGGAGGCCACGATGGCTATTCAGTTGAACCTTGAAACCAGCCAGTATGGCACTCCGTTTGCTGGCGCTTACTTCCGCATCGTCACTGCGGCTGTCTCTCGGATGCGCGAGGGCGGCCCCAAGTTCACGGTGATGATTGATGTCGCTGGCTATGCCACGGCCACGCCCAGTGACGACACCCGTGAGGTGGACTTCCGCCGCTACCATGCCGATTTGGCAGAGGTCGAAGCTGCGGCTGGCGCTAACTTCCTCGACAAGTGCTATGCTTGGGTTATGGCGCAAGAAGATATGAACGGGAGCGTTGCGGTCTAATGGCACTCATTCTGTCTCACATAAATACGACAGAGATTAGTTCTTCAGTTTCGAGTGTTGATCTCTCATTGACTGGAGATTTTTCAGTTTACCAGCTTATTGCTGACGGGCTGACAACATCCGCATCTGGGGCAGATATATGGCTTCGTGTCTCTACGGACAATGGTTCTACTTTTGTTAGTGGGGCGGGAGATTACTACTGGGGTGGGAGGTATAGGTATGCTGCTGTTAGTAGTCTTGGCGCTTCCAACCGTGGTGTTTCAGGTGGAGATACTAAAATTATTTTGGCAGAGGCCATAAACCCAACAGATACAATAAGTTTAAGTTACTATTTGCATGGTGCCAAACCCTCTGGGCAAAGATTTAATATTGGCGGTCGATACACTGGCACTGCGGCTGACTATGTTCAGGAAGCGACATATGCGGGAAGTTATGACACAGCAGCAACTATTACCGATATTCAAATCTTACCATCAACTGAAACCTTGGACACTGGCACAATTCGGCTTTACGGGGTGGCATGATGAAAAAATATGTAAACGGCATTATTGTAGAATTGTCTCCTAGTGAAATTGCTGAACGGCAAGCCCATGAAATTGCTTACAACGCAAATGAGGGTGAAAGGCTTTCAGAAGAAATCCGTAACCAGCGCAACCGCCTGCTGTCAGACACCGACTGGATGGCCCTGAGCGACAACACCATGTCCCCAGCTTGGGCATCGTATCGTCAGGCACTTCGTGATATTACTGCACAAGAGGGTTTTCCGTATAGCGTGATCTGGCCCGCCAAACCTTGAGGTAAGCCATGCTCGGTTTCTCCCCATTAGCCTCTGCGCCCCTAGCGGATGATGGGGTAGAAGCTGCGGTTGTCCACCTTCTGACAGCCGCCCCTATTACTACGGGCAATCCAACCGTCAGCGCGTCCAGCGTAGCGCAGGAACACGGCCTTACGCTTTCCGCCATTACGACAGGCGCTCCAACCGTCAGCGCGTCCAGCGTAGCGCAGGAACACGGCCTTACGCTTTCCGCCATCACGACTGGATCGCCTTCTGTCGGCTCCGCGATAGCCACAGTGGTGGTCGCTTTTGCGGGCGGCAACATCACGACCGGCGCTCCAACCGTCAGCGCGTCCAGCGTAACGCAGCGTCACGCCCTGACATCCAGCGCCATCACGACAGGCGCTGCAATTATCGCCGCGTCCAGCGTAGCGCAGGAACACGGCCTTACGCTTTCCGCCATCACGACCGGCGCTCCAACCGTCAGCGCGTCCAGCGTAGCGCAAACACTCGCGCTTACGCTTTCCGCCATTACGGCGGGATCGCCAACCGTCAGCGCGTCCAGCGTAGCGCAGGAACACGGCCTTACGCTTTCCGCCATTACG